TTTGTGGATGGTTCTTGAGATCAAAAGCGCCATCGCTTTCTGAGAAGTGGACAACCATTCCAGTGCCCTGCTCCTTTACCCGCTGATCATAGGGGAACCTGAAACCGGATCTGTCGCTGATGAACCATGGGGATTTTCTGACTGCCATGATGGTCTAGACCACGACCCTGAAACGGGGGATGGCCCTGAATGGGGCACGTTGTCTGTCCTCTTGCATGGCGTTCTGTAGGGCTTCTTCATAGACCTGTTTTAAGAAAGCAACCCTGTCACCGGGTACACCGGGGCGCTTGATCGACATATAGTAGGCCAAGGCGTAAATAAGACACGGGAGAAAACGGAAAGGCACGTCGGCGGTGTCCACGGATTTTGTGAAGTCTTCGTATCTGCTGACGTTCCAGTATCTGAAAACGTCCGTGGAATTTTCCGGGACGGGCCAGAGGTAGACCTCGATGTTGTCACGCTTCCTGTGGACAGCGTACTGGTTTGGTCTTCCTTGTGTGCTCTTGTTTGGAAGCTCTTGGTAGTTGTCCATGGAAATTCTGGTTAGTTCGATGTCCGTGCCGGAGCGTCTGATCGAGGCTTCGGTGATGTCGATGATGTCCTGATCAAGATCGTAGCTCGTCTGGCCTTCAACGGTGGTCGTGGTTCCGAGCCCGGTCTTCCATAGGAGGATGCCACGGTTCTGCCAGTCCGTGAGAATCAGGTTTAGACTGCGTCGGGCTGATCTGGGCTCCTTGCCAAGATCTGATTCGCCGCCGATCATGTCCAAAGCTTCATCGATAATCTCATCGATGTCCATGTTGAATGTGGTAGTGCCTGATGTTGTCATGATAGGATTATGCCTTTCTAAATCTAGCTGTTTTTGCTGCTATACGTCTTGGTTGTTTGACCACTTGTTTTCCTGCTTTTGTTCCCTTTCGCTTTGCCCGAGTGGTTGCAGCATACTCAGAGGAACTAAGAGACTTAATAGCTTTTTCGGGGAGATATCTTTCCCCGGTTGCGTCTGCACCTTGTGTCGAAGGCTTACCAGATTTTGTTCGCCAGTTCTGATTCGTCCAGTTCTTTAAACTTTTTTGAGATTTTTTAAGAGGCATTACTTGTAGCCCCCGCCTTCCTTTTTATATTGTCGAGCCAGCATCTGAGCTTTTCTTGCGGACCACTGTCCTGAACGTCCGCCCTTGTTACCGGCTTTTATTCTTTCAAAAATTTTCTTACGCATTCCCGGTTTTGTATAGTTGCCTGCCTCGTTCACACGAGAGACAGCACCGCCTTTTTTATAAGAGGGTTTCTTCCTCTTTCCAGAGACTAGCTGCTTTGATACGCTGGATCTAGATATTACTGACATGGTGATTGTGATCCTACGGTCACCGTTAGATAAACCTTTTGCCTAGCATTGTTTCGTCATCCTGTGGTTCCTCGATGTGGTCAGTGATTGGACCACCCTTCATCCAAGAATCACATACGTTTTTTGCGAGACAATTAAAATGAAACAGTTGACAGTAGCCATGTGATGCTTCGCTCACAACGTCTTCTTCCATGGTGTCGCCGATACAATCGAGCATTGCCTTGGTCATGTTAAAGTAACCACAGTTTCCACATCGCTTATCGGAGATGTCTGTGGGTCCGTAAGAATGATCCTGAATAGCAGCTTCTTTATTGGCTTCGTTTAGGGTCTCATCTTGGGTTGCCGTGGGGCAATAGATTTCAACTTCCTGTTCTTCATACTGTTCTGGTCCGTTTTCGATAATGACTGTGATCGTAGGCATACTCATTAGTTGCATCTCCATCTTTTTCTGGCTGCACAGATTCTTTTCTTAGGGGTTTTTGAGCAGTCAATGTTGTGCATTTTCTTCTGACCCTCAGATCTTGCGCAGTAGCTTTTTCTTCGTTTTGCCCGTGACCCGGAAGGTTTCTTTTCAGTCACCGCAGTTTTAAGTTTAGATCCGGGGTTGGCACGGCGATACTTTGCCACGCCTTTTTCTGTCAGACCCGCACCTTTGGAAGTGGATAGTTTTTCCCCACGTTTAACTGAAAGGCTAGGCATTTTTGCCATCTACTTAGCCTACTAATACTAGGGCGTGTACCGAGGTTGGGACAGCGATGTAGAGTCCATCGTTGAAACGGATGCCGCTCTCTGGTACGAAAATGTCATTACTTCCGTTGGTCATTGTGGGGGCCTCTAGAACAATGTTGCCGTCGGTCTGACCGCCCTCTCTGAGAACAACCTTTCCCAAAGCTGCTGTCCCGTTACCTACGATATTGAGACCACGAAGTCTTCCGCCCGCATCTGTAAGAGTTGTCGAGGCGCTGACATAGTAGGCTTTTACATTTGTTGCCATGATTAATTAATCCTTTGTTCCCCTGAGTATAAACAGAAAAAGGGGGAACTCCAACTGGAATTCCCCCTAATCTTAGTGTACGAGATTTAACAAGGGTTTATTAGACGCCCTTGTTGCCTCGCCACTGACGCCAGTCACTCCAGCCAAAGCTATAACGCTCACGGGCCTTGAAGCGAAGGTTACCGGTGTCAAAGTCTGGCTCCATCTTCGTGGCAAGAGGTGCTCGCATGAACATCTTTGTACCATTGGGACAGTCGTTCCGTAGGAACCATGCGTCTGCGTCGGTGAAACGACGGTTGACATAGTAGCCGTTAGGAATGAGGCCCAGATTACGAACGGCGTTGATGTCGTTCAAATCTGTGTTGGGCCGACCCGGAGAAGCAAGGATTCGATCTGCATCGAACTGGCCATCCGGGGCCACGTGGAGTGAGACTGGGGAAGCACCGATGAAGATACCACGATCATCCTTGATCTTATGAGTGTTGATGATTGCGGTTTCGAGGGTGCCTTCTGATAGATCAGCGGCAGTCTCTAGGTTTGACTGATTGCCATCGCCGACAGTGGGATGGGCGGCTGAGAACAGCACGACACCATCACCACCGACATAGCCAGCAGTGAAACCGTTGTTGTACACGTTAGCGGCCTTGACCTGCTTGGTCTGAGCCATTGCCCGGGCCAAGGCACGAGCCCTGACCTTTGCGAACGTGTCATAGAGATTGTCTTCCATTGCTTCTTCCGTGACGGCGAAAGCAAGGGCAACAGTCTCAGCGGTGTAGCGGGAAGTCCATGATTCCTGAGCGGTATCATAAACAACTGCTGCACCTTCAGCTTTAGTTGGGGCTGCGCCAAAGCCAGTCATAAGCACTTCTTCCTCAAATGCACGATCAGAGTTTTCCATGTCGAATAGAGGACGATCCTCTTCATCAACTGCTGCATACTCTAGGCCGAAAATTGCATTCAGGCCGGGAAGTAGTTGCTTGGCGATATCCGCACGATTAATAGCCATGTTCTATACCTCCCTTAGCTTTGTGCTGCTGAAGTGTACGAATCGACATGCTGGACGAGACGGACTTCAACTTTTGGATTCGCATCACCAAAGGCGTTATCGGGGACATTAGAAAGCCCGATTACCTGTAGCATTGCAGAAGCAGTAGCACGGCCAGCAACCTTTAGACCAAAGCCAGAACGGCCAGTCATGGTTGAGCCCGCACCTAGTGTGACGGTGTAGTTAATACCCACATCACCAAGGGTGACAGTGGCGTCAGCCTGAATGAGATAGGTAGTTGCAGGATCGTCATTGACGATTGCAAAAGGGGTTCCGTCAACAGACGATGTACTGGCAGGCCAGTAACGACCGAAAATTGGCTGTCTGCTAACGGGATCGACGTATTCGCAACCTTGGAAGGTTCCGAGAACGTGATCAGTAGTCGTGGTGATGACCTCAACAGTCCCTGATGAGCCTAGCTTTACGACATCTCCTGAGAAGATGCTTGAACCGAAAGTGTTGGCGATACGATAGCGGGTGGTGCCACCTGAGTTGGCACCCGAGCCTCGCATTCTAGCAGGGACTAGGCCATTTAAACCTTTATTCAAAGCCATTAAATTTCCTCCTTGATAGCTCTGAGTGACAGTGTCTTACCCATCGAAATGAGCGGACCTGCCTGTCCTTGCCCTTGATTTGCTTGCATTAGTAATAGGAGCCCGTGAATCGTTATCTCGCATGAGGTTGTTATTCACAGCTTCGTTGAGCATTCTTGTACGTTCGTTGGCTCTAAAAATTCGGTCTTCTCTCAGCTCGTGGGGCATTTTTGCAAGGGCTACATCCCCACGAATAATACAACCAGAAAGACGACCGTGATCAAGACCTTTGAAATTACGAGCCATATCAGGACATTCTTCTTCCGTCACAAATTCCCAACCTTCGTTAAGGCGGACACCGATGTTCTTGGTGTCCTCTTCGCCTCTGACTGAAATCCGGACCCATTTTAGGGCAAAGCCTTTGTCATCAAACGTGTTGATCACATGCTCCGGGATGTCTAGCCAGTTGGGACGCTCTTTTGTATGTAGACGTGAATCCCTGTCTCGCTCGCTATCGGTTCTTGATTTCTTTTCTACTACTCGTGCCATGTTGTGTCTCTCCCACGCTATCCGTTAATCAAGGTATAGTCACCGGCAGATCGCTCTGCTTTCTTCTTTTCGGCTGCATACCTTTCAAGAGTAAGGCCCCATTTCTTGGCAAGACTGACATCAGCTTGTGTCAATCTAACTTTATTTGAGGTTGCCTGTCTGCGTGATTGACCGGCTACTACTTGGGTGTTAGTTTTTACGTCCCCACCACCGGGACGAAGCCTTGCGGGAAGCTCTGTTGACAATCTCTTGTCCAGCTCCTCATAAAAGTCGTCATCTCTTGGATCAAAGCCTTCTTCTTTCAAAGACTGATCCATGGCCAAGGCGATGGTTGTACCGATCTTGTCCTTGCCAAACCATTCGTTCTTCTCTGCCCATTCAACTGCACCCTCGTCAAACTTCTGCGGTTCTGTGGGACGCTGAGGTGTTGCCTGAGGCTGTGAGACATCTGTTTGTGTAGTACCACGGCTCTGATTCATTAGAACAGCGTACTCAAGCATTTTGAGTTCAGCCTGAGCTTCTGATAGATCAGACTGCGACTTTACAAGAGTGTCCTTGTCTCCGTCGTCAAAGGCCCGGGAGAAAGATGCTTTTGCCGTTTCTACACGGCGTTGGATCTCGTCCTTCTTTGAATCAACGGACTGTCTCTGATAATCAGTGATGTTCTTGTCCTTGTCGGACAAAGCGCCTTCAAGATACCTGATCTTATCCATGGCAAGCGTGAGCTGTTCATCACGTTCTTTTCGCTGTGCCACCAGTTTTCTGATTCTTTTCTCAGCACCCTTGGTGTTGATGCCCTGTAGTTCTTCGGGCTCCTGTGATTCCGGGGGGGTGGTGGTGGTCGGGTCTTTTTCCACAAACTCAAGCTCAACTTGCGTGGATTCTGGAGGGGCAATAGGATCACCCTTGCTATCTTCGAATTCAATTACAGGGGGGGCTTCTTTCTTATTGTCGGGGCTGGTGTTGTTGGTTGACCAACCGTCTTCGTTTTCTTCGGACATTTGTATCT